ATCTTTATCTCCTAAAGCAAAATTTAATCGTATAAATCTATAACTTTTTTGATACTTTCCTCATTAATATTTTTTAGCAATCTATCTCTTTCAGATATCTTATCTCTAATTTGCCACTTAATTCTTCCATTTTCTTTTCTGATGTCAGATACACATTCTAATTCAATCGAGAAAATAGCTCATTTCATTTCTGCAATTGCTTTTAGTTTATTTTCAAAGTCTTCAGAATCCTTATAATTAATAAGATTCTTCGCAGTATTAATAATCCGTCGTTTTAAATTTTCATATTGTTCAGCTTTATCGGCATCCTTTTCCTCTTGTGTCGGTTTTCTAATTTGACTCTGTAATTCGGAAATCTCTTTTTCATATTTTGAAATAATCTGATTTCGAATATCATCAACCTTATCAAGAGAAGAAATCCATTCCAACTTAACATCGGCATATACGACAGGCTTCATAGGTGATAATATGTATAAACAATAATTGCCGTTTTCTTTACACTTTAGAATTATTCCAATCTGATTTTTAAAACTTTTCTCATCCTTTTGGAATAAAACAACATCACCTGGTTCAAATACAATAGTTTCTTCTTTTCTCATAATAAAAATCTCCAAATCACAATAAATATCTTAATCCACTTAAATACTTTCCCTTTAATTTATCAGTAAGCGTATCTGTTAATGATAAATGATCTTTCATGTCAGCTAACTTTACCCAATAAGCACATAGATAATCGTTTGTATCATGCTGTTTAAATCTCTTGCAATATTCATCATATGTAAGTTCTGATGGTTTAGTTAAAATCAGTAATGCTGACTGGAAATTTTCAGGTAAACATTCTGGATTAAATTCTGTATCTTCTAAAAGATCGTGCATAAGTGCTAAAGCCACGCATTCATCTCTTAAATCATATGGGATAAATCTATTTTCTGCGACATATATGGCTACCCTAATAGCGTGATTTAGTTTATCTTGTGGATAATACTTTTTTGCAATCCTTAATGCATCGCTTATTTTTACTGGATTTTCATCTAATGTCATATATTACTCCTATCGAAACAAAATTTTCATCGAGTGTTCCTAAGCAATTCCGCCAAATGCTTTTGCGGTTCATTGATATACTTACTTAGTGTCTCAATGTTTTCTCTTGTATTTTTGATTATACTTTCAGTAACATAATCTTCAAAATCTTCGCAGTCATCAAATTCATCTTCGAGTCTACTTACCACATCATCAACATAAGATGACATATTCTTAAGAATTATATTGATCATTTGAAGTCTATGAAGTTTTTCATTATTCTCTGCAATTTCTTTCATTGTACCTGCCATATATTTCCTCCTATTTAATTCTTAAAATAGCTGGATTAACAACGCCATCGCCATCATAATTATATTCTCCATTGTGCCATTTTCTAAATAATTCACCATATTTCCAACATTGTGAAAGAATGCTAACGGCACAACCATACATAAATCCAGTGATTCCTTCCTCATCAGCTTCATAACTCAGTTTGTCAGCATTATCAACAATAACTTTCATTACATCATCAGAAGACGCTTCAATTTTTTCTTCCATCATCTCAGCCCATCTCTCTGCATATGTAAAACAGGCTCTACTATATCCATCACTATTCTTATCATACCAATCCTTATATTCTTTCTCTTTTCCTTCTATAATTTTCATATGTTTATTCTCCAATCTTCTTATTCTTCTTATAATCCTGCACGAGATTGCCACAACATAATGGTAATTCCGCCTTTGCAGCAACATCAACGATTACCTTTAAACCACAGCTCTCTACTTTTTCTTTGATCTTATTCATATTTTCCCAATTCCACTGGATAGCGTCTTCGAGTCCATGTTCTTTAGTAGCTGTCGTAGTATTAAGTGGTGTGATTTTTACACAGAAGACATTAGGATTAAGACCATATAGCTTATTCGGATCAAGTTCCCATCCTGCTCCACAAATAAAATTAAGAGTAATAAGCCTATTATTATTTGGCATATTATTGAACTCTTTCTTCATTTCCTCAATAGTTACAACATTAGCTCCTCCAAATAAATACTTTCTTTCCTCTTCATTTGTACTGTTCGTGGAAATCTGAATGTGCATAAATCCATCAAGATATTCTTTTACAGGCATAACCTCATCTTTTAGAACATCAACTGGACTTTTACCGAATACCTTTACTTTTGGTAGAATCGTGTTATAGCAAGGTAAAAATGTGAATCCTTCTCTATAAGTTTTCATATCTTTCATTACCTGTAAAATATTCTTCCAATTATATTGTGGCTCTCCCATACGTGCGAAACCTACTTTAATCTTGTTACTCTTTGTAACATACGGATGTTGATTAAATACAAATTCCAGCTGTTCCCACATCTCTTCTGTAGAAAGATTACCATGGAACCCTAATTCTGGAACTAAACAAAATTGACAATGCTGTGGACATCCATACTGTGTACTGATTGCAGTCAGCCACTTTTCCTCAAAAGGCACTAGATTCTTCTTAATCAGGTCTACATCATCCGTCATAATGATTTCCTGAGATTTTCCTCTCGTGTTTACATCCTGCATGGAAGTTGTCTCGATATAAAAATTCTTTTCCTTATTATAAAGGACATAAACGCTGCCACTTGGATATGCATACTCTTTTACCAATTCAAAATGTTTCATTTTTAATTCGCTCCTTTGTCTCATACAAAATTTTATAAGCCGCACTTAATCCAGCTCTATCATCCAACAAAATATTGTAATAGATTTTATTGCCGGTAAAAGGAATATAAGAAGGAGATTCATTTATGTAATCAACATGAATTCCAACCTCTATACATTTATTCTCCATAAATTTGAATTTTGATTCATCACAGCATGTACTAAGAATTAGTGTACATCCCATATCCTTACATTCTTTCAATAAAGCAATTACTTTGTCGTATCTATAACCTTTGTCATAATAATCAAAGATTGTATTATCAAAATCAAAAGCAATAATTATTCCTTTATGAATTTTCCAATTTTCAACCAATCGGTCTATACACATATCATCATTAAGATATGGATCAACCGCAATATTGTTCAATTTCTTCATACTTTTTCATCCATGTTTTTCTATCATCTTCCGTATAACCAAAGAAATATGGATAAAGTTTGTTATTTGTTGTGAAATAGTAATGATGATATTCTCCATCTGGCAAAAACATAACACCTGGAATATCAATAGTTTCTTTGATTTTTAAGAAATTCTGATATGCTTTTTTATTACCAAACATCTGGCGGAAAGTCACTTGCTTTACACCGATATCATGCATCTTATTTATATATGTAAGGCAGTCCTCTGTGGTCATTCTCTCATTTAATACATTGATGACTCTCAGTTTCGTAGTCTTTTCAATTTCAGGGAGCATCATCCGTAATTGTTCCATTGCTTTTGTATCATAGGATTCTATACTTAAAGCAATCTTTCGGAACTTCTGAATCAAACCCATATCGGTCGGCAGGATTCTGGTATGTATATCCAATTGTTTTCCATATTTTGTAGCCAGCTCATACATCCGGTTATAAAAGTCGATATTTTCCTGCCAATGATAAAAAGGATCTCCACCACCGGATAAATTCACAGTTGGTGCCTCCGATGCAGCAATACACTTTTCCAGATAATCCCAGTCTATTTTACTTTTATCGGTAACTGCATTCTGTAAAATCGGATGATGTTTCGTGATACAATATTTACAATGACAATCACAGCCAAAATTTGTTATCACGGTAAATCCTCTATTTTGTTCAGTATACATAACAAAATCCTCCTAAATAATGTAAATGAAACCGTAGATTCCTAATAATCAAATCCACTTATCAATCTCACGAAATACATTTCCAAGCGAATCTACAATCATCAAATCTGTTTCTTCATTCAACATTACTTTTATTTTTTCTCTGTTTATCACAACTAAATGTTCACCACTAAAATATGAAATATAATTAGCGGCTGGATATACTTGTAATGAAGTTCCACCAACTATTAACATATCTGCTTTCTGAATAGCATTTATTGCGCTCATAACAGCATTCTCAGGAAGTTGTTCTCCATACAAAGTTACATTTGGTCTTATTTGACCTCTACATTCACACTTAGGAATACTCTCATTTGTAGTGAATATATAATCAGAAGGATATTCTTTTTTACACTTACTACAATAGTTTCTTTGAGTGGTTCCATGGATCTCAAATACGTTTTTACTACCGGCTTTCTGATGTAATCCATCAATATTTTGAGTTACAATGGCTTTTAATTTACTAATCCTCTCCATTTTAGCCAGTACCTTATGCGTAATATTCGGATCAATATTTCTTGTATCCATCTTTTGGCGGTAAAATTCATAGAATACTTTTGGATTATTATATAAACATTCTCTACTCAAAAGATATTCTGGCTCATACTTATCAAACTGAATGTCATGTTGATTATATAAACCATTTTTGGAACGAAAATCAGGAATACCACTTTCTGTAGATACACCAGCTCCTCCAAAGAATACTATGTTGTTTGATTCTTCTATATATTCTCTCAATTTATCATACATACACTTTATAATCCTTTAATAATAAATACCTATTTTTTCTAACTTCGCCAAGATTTTTTCTGCTTGTTCTCTATCGCCAATAGCATTACAAATCCTCTCCCTATGTGGAATAGAACTATATGGGACAAAATGCTTTGCACTCACATATTTCCATTCTCCATTTTCGTAAATCAGGAAATGAGGGTATCCACAATTATCATTTCGCACATCATATACTTTTCTGATTACACTATGATCCTCTTTCTTAACCACTTGAAAAACTTCATTCATACAATCTACGCTCCTTTTTCAAATAATCCATTTATATATTCATCCATTTTATATGTCAACTTAATACAATTTCCATGAGATATATAATTCTTCCATGCCTTATAGCTCTCATCAAAATCTTTTTTACTTAGTTTTCCATTATTAACAAGCTTAACCATTTTAGCAAATTTCTTTTTGGCTGCTCTCTTATTCGAATTTAATAATTTACGGATCGGTATACCATATTTAGTCACATATGTATGAAATCCGCAAAATCTTATGCCGTTCTTAAATGGAATTACTTGTGTTTTACCATTTAATTTCAAGTTCAATGACTCAATAAATTCATATATTGCATTTAGACAATATACTGCATACTCTTTACTTTCTACAATCAAGTAAAAATCATCCATATATCTACCATAATATTTAACCCCTAGTTCTCCAGTAATAAAATGATCCAATCCAGATAAATATAACAATGCAAACACTTGGCTTATCTGATTTCCTAATGGAATCCCTATTCCTTCTGTACTATCAATAAATTTTTCACATAGCCATATAACATCTTTATCTTCAACAAAATACTCAATTATATCCTTTAATATGTCATGATCAATACTATAGAAAAATTTACTAATATCCGCTTTAATAATCCAACAATTATATCCGTATTTACAATACGCCAGATACATCTGCTCTCTCAAACAATCTAATCCAAATAATGTTCCTTTATCAATTTGTCCAGCATAATTTGTTAATATGAATTCTTGCTTTAAAATTGACAATAAGACATTATCACAAACACTATGCTGTACAATTTTATCCTGAAAAGAACATGCTTTTATAATCCTCTCTTTGGGTTCATATATCGTAAATTCATGATAGGGAGCTATTTGATATGTTTTTGTTTCTAATCTCCTTTTAATTTGATATATACCATCCAAGGCAGTTGTTCGAAATTTAATGTTACTTTTACTAAATCCTTTACCTGATTTAGATTTTTTATAAGCCTTATATAAATTCCCAAAATCACAAATTTTCTCAAAATCAGAACTATATTTTTTATCTTCTGTTATAATATTTTAATCCTTTGTATTTATCTTTCTTGTTCAGAAAGAAGGGTTGTCTGTTCTTTTGATGAAGGGACTCTAATTTCAGTGTTTCTCCTACTTTATTGCATCTTCCTTCCCAGAACGGACGCACAGCTTTGACGTTACTGCACCAATTGTAGTTCACGTTACCATTGGAGTTGACGTACTGAACATTGTCAGAACTGTAGCATACAACAAACAACCAATAATTTTTATCTCTTTTTATCTTTCTCTCTCCATGCAATAGTCATATATTTTACATCTTCAATTTGCTTCTGCCAGTTTGTGACAGTATCTGTCCCTATCAAATTAAGATTCATAGACATTTCAATAAAACATGATAATTTATCACATGAAGTAATCGCTTTAGTTTGTAATTCAAGTCGTTCTGATTTTGAGTTTTCGAGATTTAATCGATTTGCATCTATTAAGAATTCGTAAATATCTATACTTTTATCCTGTATTCTTTTTATTAGTTGAATATATTTAACCGGATATCTTTTTCTGTTTGAAGTAATTCTAATTGTATATTCCATCAAAGAGGTTGCTTTTACAATTACATCTAATAATTTACTCGCAGCCACTTTTATTATTCGCTCCTTTCAGTCGCTTACTTAAAGCACCGGCATATGGGCTTTCGCCCCTTGCCTGGTTATCGGCGAGCCTACGCTTCGCTTGTTTTTTAAGATACGAAGATATCAGATTTCAAGATGAAAAACGGACGCACAGCCCCGACGAAACTGCAACAATAGTAGCCCACGTAACCAAAGGAGTAGACGAACTGAACACTGCCAGAACTGCAGCCGGAGGGTGTTGAGTCAGGAGTCGCAAGCCAATACCAAGAATCAAGTTTAGAAATATTCTTTCTATATTTTCTGTATAGATCAATCGTAGGAATTGCTAGAATATCTCCAGTAACAGTTCCATAATCATCTAATCCATCAAGAGATAGTAAATCTAATGTGATAGGAACTAATCTGTCTCCAAATTCCATTTGTAAGTTCTTTGCTAAATCACTATTAGTAATCATATTTCTGACATTGGAATCAGTGTAATTGTTTGTTTTTCCAAATTCACATCTATCTAAATATCCATCCATAAAATAATATGTAAGATTACCATCCACTACTTTATTCCATGCATATCCACAAATAGAAATAATCTTATCTTTCATATATTCTTTAACTGCATCACGGAATTCTGTCTCATATTTTCCTCGATCCTCATCAAACCAGTCCGGTGTAATATCTTGATCAACATTGAAATTCCATTCATCAACAGGAACAGCTTTATTTCCATTTGGAGGAAGCAATTCAGCTCTCACAAATACTTTCATAGCATTCATACGATCATCCTCAATGCCTAAACTTTCGAGCAGATTAGAATGACTATCATTCCCTTCTGGTGCTAAAACTACCTTATTCTTTAAAATAATTCCTGATTTAAACTGACACATATTTATTTTCTCCTTCCTATCTAGTAATTATGTCAAAAAATAACTGTTCACACATCACAAGCATGATGCAAACACAAATAATCAATATTGCTTTACAAATTTTTTCTTTCACATTTCACCTCTCGAAATTTCGATTTCATTTAAAAATCAATCATTAAGACTCATATAAATCATAAGTTTTACAAATTAGTACTCATCTTGGTTCTACATATTTAAAAACAGCTTTACCATCTTCGATATAAACAAGTGTTGGATTTTCATATTCTTCATATCTTGTATATCCAATAAAACCATATGTTTCAATATATGGTGCTAACCAATCTAAGAAATGTTCGATCTCAGAGTCATAATTTTTCAAATTGGCTCTAATATTTACTTTCCAAGTTTTAGAAATTGTATTAAAAATCATCTTACTGTTAGTAGAACCATCAAAATAGTAACTATCACAACAAGCTACCATATACCATCTATCACACTTAAAAAATTTATGTCCTGGTAACACATCTGGTTTGTCAGTTCCATCAATAAGACTATGTAAAATATCTATAACATCCTTTGATGTATCTCTATATAAGTCAAAACACACATTAATTTCTGTGTACATTCCCATTATGAATTATTCACCTTTCTAATATATAATACCTTATTTTTTCTCAGATACAATTTTCTGAAACATGTCGTCAACAGAATCCAATAAATCATATCTTTTATCAAATACAGCTGTTGAACTCCTGGCAAATTTACGCTCTACCATATCGATGTAATAAGTCGTGCTCCCATCATCGCCCATATAGAATTCGTCCCATTCTTCATCTGTCATCAATCCTTTGACATATAATTGATCAATTGCAAGGTTATCAAAACTAACTACTTTAAATTTATCAATAATATCTTCAAGATTTACATATAGCCAATTTTGATTTGCGACAATATTCTCATGATCTTTTATGTAAAAATCATCACCACGTCTAAGATGTTTATAACCAAGAATCAGCATCTTCAGATTATTATTCTCTAAAACTTCTACATCCGATGGCTTTAATACCCCGTTGATTACATGAATAACCGCATTTGGATATTGCTTAATAAGTTCAATAAATCTTTTTGTTGGATTTACAAGAGATACACCAAGACCATAGATAAGTTTTTCATCAACAAGTCTTCTGATGAGTTCCTGTTTCTTCTCAAAATGAATCTGGTTTACAGTCATGTTTACAATAACTTTTCTATCTTTGAGTTTCTGTAAGAATGGAATTAAATCAGGATGACTTGTAGCATCTCCACCACCAAGAGCAACTTCCTGATACGGATGAAGCGTGTTAATGAATTTCTCATTCAGAATATCTCCAAATTTACCATCTGTTGTACTACCTTCGTGACAGAATGGACATCCCATATCACAAAAATTTGTTATTTTAATATCCATATTCTCTGCAAAAGCTGGAACAAACTCATCTTCATCTGTCTCTCTAATCTTAGTACCATCACTCAAGATTGTGGTTCTAAAATTTCCATTTATGTATCTTCCTAATAATCCCATTCTTAAAATCCTCCTAAATTAAATCAACCATCGTATCCATATTTACCAAATGAAACAATTTTATCTCCACTTTTACTTGTATATCTATATGCAAATGTTTCAAGATCATCGTTCTGCCACTCCTCATAGGTTTTAGCATCCTCGTCTACAATATTGTTTTCTTTTGCGTATTTGGTATAATACTTTTCTTTCGCAGATTCTGACAAGTCTGACCAATCTTTAGAAAATTCATCTTTGTGATTTTCATAGTCTTGTGCTGCATATTTCTTATCATCATCTGATAAACTATTTGCTTTTACAAATGACCTAGAACCCCATTCATCAAAAAGAAGTTCGCCATTCTTCCACTGTTCAAACTCTTCCTCGCTACACATTGTAAGTGAATGGGTGCTAGATGAGTTAGTTTCAAATACTCCACGTCTAATCTGTCTCTTCATATTATTAATTTCCTTTCATGTAAACTTCATAATTATCGAATTCTGGCTTTAAATCACCGTAATTTGTATAAGTACCCCACATTGTTTTTTCTTCTCCTTCGTTTACATACATTCTGTCATCAAATTCGTCTGAATTATCATTTCCTGTGATAATCTTTGAATCTCCGAATAAGTATCTAAATAATTTATCTGAATCATGTAATACATCATTAACAAAGTCCTCGGTCTCATTAGAATGATCAATGTATCCATAACCATCAAAATCATAATAAGATCTAATTTTGCCGTCATATTCCCATGATGCTTCTTTCAATTTTGGTAAGTTATATTCAATGTTATTATTTTCCAAAATATCTTTTAGCTTTCGTAAATAATCATCAGCCTGATCTTTATCAAAACTTAAAATTGCTGTGATTAAATATGATGCCTTACTATACAAATCATCATATTCGTTATTTTCCCAACCGAATTCACCAATAGTAAAGTCAATATGTTTTGATAAATTATAGTCGCCTTTTGCTATACAAATTGCATGTGTACTTGATGAATTTGTTTCAAAAACTCCTCTACGAATTTGTCTCTTCATCGCAATATTCTCCCTATAAACTCTCATATCTCTTCAGCATTTCAGCATAAACATCGTCTTTGCTTGCATAATACTCATCATCCAACTTCTTCTGAATCTCTTTCTTACGCTTATCAAGTTCCTTCTTCAGTTCTTCTTTCTCCTTACGCTGCTCCACACGCTTTTTATATGCAGAAATATCAATTTTTCCAATGACCTCTGCTGTAATGTTTCCTTTATATCGTTCTCTTGATTCTTCTACACTGATGATTTCATCAATTTTTGCATTAGGGTTATTATTGCTTAATGCTACCATATCCCCTATCTTATAATGATTTCCATCATCATAAATAGCAAAGCAATACTGTGTGCAATAACCCCATTTAATAACTGCTACCTTACTAAATCCTTCTAATTTTGCCATAATAATCTCCTCTACTTTTCTGCATCAATAACCAAATTTCCATAACCACTTTCATAGATAAGAGCTTCCGATAGCTTTACTGAGGCACAATTTTCGCCACCTCCATCGATTGTAATCTCAATATTTGGATTTATCTTTGCGATTTTATCCAAAATATTTATTACCTCATCAGCTGTGCATTGCTTTGTGTTTTTCTTATTAATCCATTCTGCGAACTGTTCAAAATCGTTCTTGTCCATGCAAACCTCAGAATAGTAATAATCCTTATTCCGAATAATCGCCCAGATTTTCTTTAACTTCTCTCTGAATGGACATTGCTCTCTGTAATAGTTGCCACTCGTATGTGTTACAAATGCATAATCTCCATCTTTGTAATCACAAATTGCAAAATGAATACCTTCATCACAACCACATTTACAATTGATAATCAGCTCATCATCTTTGAAATTTTTAAATACTGCCATGTTTAACCTCTCTCGTATTTCATTCTTCTCTCAACCTCTTCGTCGTTATCCTCGTCATTAAAATATTTATAAGCAAGTAACATAGGATAGTTAGAATCTTTTGCTCTGTCCCACATCATAAATTCTGTCCAATTAACTTCACCTGTATCATTATTCCAACTTGGACTTTCAAATAATTCATCAAATACACTACGATATGAATACTTTTTCCTTTGAATATTTCTATTTTTTATAATAGTTGATTTACCATATCCTTTAATCTCTACAAGAACGTTTCTGTAATCAACTCTTTTGCACAATCTTATAAACCATTTTATGAATTCTTTATAGGTCTGTTCAAATTCTCTGTCTCTTAAGGCAGCATCTACTACGAGAATATATTCATCTTGAGTTTGTAACCAACCTCTATCGTAGCTTTTATTACCATACCTATCTTTTAAATTATTGGTTCTATCTCCGAATTCATCACATGAGCATGAACTGTTATAACCATTTTTCTGAATGATATATACATTCATATCGCCCTCAGAGCCTGTTACTCTTGGCAGATGATTTAGCACTGTTTCAAGTATATATCTCTTCTCAGCCTGAGTTCTTCCCATAGGACTAACTGTTACGGTTCCATTTATATAAGTCCAATATGACATTTATATCCTCCTATGCTACTGCTGCCGTTTTCTGTTTTGAATTTTCTTCTACATTTTTAACAAATTCATCAAAATCACGCTTCATGTATATATAATTGACCTTCTGATCAGGACTGAAAGACGAATTATTACTTTCATACTTCTTAATCCAGTCCTCAAAACTCAGATCCCGATCATTCATACAAGCATAAGCCATAATAGCAACTAATGCAGTCTTACACGCTGTATAAACAGGAGAATCAATCTTTACACAGTCATCTACCATGTCCTCATAAAATGAGATATCCTCACCATTTACTTCTGCATTTACATTGTTCTGAACGAATCCAATAACAGTATCATTTGTAACAGTATCCTCTTCGTCAGTTTTTACATCATCCACATTGCTTTTAATCTGTAAATACTCATTCATCAATGCGGTATATGTATCCATCTTTGCACTAACAAGCTTTTTATCAGTAGTGCCTGGTTCCTTATCTAAAGAATCGTAGCTACGTCCGTTAATTTCTTTAGAATGCAAACTTGCTACTAACTCCTTCAGGAAATCTGCAAATTTAGAATCATCCATACCAGTCTTAGCAAATTTATGAAATACAGCCAACCACACCGGAATATCCTTCTTCACTAAAATTGTCTTGCATTCTTCCCCACAAGCATTTTCAATTCTCTGAAAGTATTTCTGAATTGTATTAAATTCTTCCATACTTCCATTATCCTCAAGGTAATCGCATACCTCTTTTGCTCCACGTTTATATGAATCAAAATGAAAAACATTCATAACAGATCTACATACTACCTGTAAATATTCTCCATTCTTTCTGCATGTATCAGAATATTCGATAGAATTTTTGAAAAATCCTTCTTCTGCGATATTCTTAACCTTACGTGCATATGTAGGGAGCCATGTTAATGCTCTCTGACTCGTATTCATACCTTTATGATTATTAAGCTTTCGCACAAGCTTACTTACTTTTTTCATATCACAATTTGGATATGTGGCAATTTTAATCTGATAATTATCAAATCTCTTTTTTAATTCATTGGGAAAGTCATCATATGTTTTGCCTTTTAAATCAAAGATTTTCTTTTCCCATAAAATATTACCATCATCATCTCTTACAATTTTTCCGTTTTCATCAATAACCTTAGTCTGATATTCAATTTCAGAGTCTTCCGTTTTGGCAGAAAACTTGTGATTCCCAAAACGGATCATTAACAATGCAGTTGTTCGCTGTAAACCATCAACAATATACTTTTGAACAATATCATCATTTAATGGAACCTCTGCTAAAATTAAAGGAGGCATATAATCCTGAGTTAAAGCAGTAACACCAATCCCATCTACAAATTCATCACTGCTACAAAAATAACGCTGCACATCCTGATTATCACTTACATCATTGTCTCTTACCTCGCTGATATAATTGATTACTGGTACATTTACCTCGATTACTTTACCCATGATTTATTCCTCCTAATAATTTACAATAATATCTTCACATTCTCATATGCCTGTATAGCAGCAAGATTATGTAAATACTCTTTAGAACTAATATGTAATGCTTCTTTTATCTCTGCCGGCTTATATCCATCAGAAAGAAGTAACACTATTTTTCTTTGCAATTTTGATAACTTATTCAAATACTTTTCAATTTTGCTTTCATGCCAGCCACTATGCTCACAAGCTTCATCAAAAGTATTGAATTCAGATGGTATTAACTCACTAAGTTGTAGTCCATCTTCCGTTACAAGATTACTCATACTATCTATTTGCTTTACAGGAATACGTTTAATCCTGTTACGATCACGGATCTCAGTTTTAAACTTTCGTTGCACATTACCAATAAGAAACGATCTAAACTGGCAATTTTTATCATCTTTATATCTAATTGCACTATCAGACAATGCTTCCAATGCAATAGAATAAAAATCGTCATAGTCTTTATCAGAAATACCGCCTATTTTAATAAATAATGGATAGCAAATCTTTTTCAACTCAGCCATCTCATTATTGCAATAGAACTCTAAGGTTTTATTTATGTCCATTGTTTTCTCTCCTATCAATAGCCTTATGTAATACTTCTCCAAAATCCAAATCAGATTCACGTAACTTTACATGCTTTGTTTCCACATAACACTTTGGACATCTATTAAACTTCTCATTACCTTCATTTGAAAATGACATGGCAGCTACCATAGGGATTCCACAATCTTTACATAGAATCATTCTGATCATCCTCCTCTACAATCCGATACCGGTATTTTCTATCAAACAAACCATTGATTGCTTTTTCTGTTCGTTCTCTACTAAATGCTCCTGGTTTTAAATCTTTTAATACATTTCCAATAATAAGCATCTCATCTTTCATTTCTCTTCTTAATTCCCTATTTTGTTTGATATTTTTATAAATCTTCCAACCTCGAAACAGATCAAATGGATTGCTAATTTCTATAGTATGTAAAATATCTATCATTTCTAAATCTTTATTATGTAATTCCTTTTCAAGATATCTAAATCTTTCAGATGCATCTTTAACCGTGTCATCACACTGTCCAAACATCTCGATCCATCTGGAAATATTCTCTGACGTTGTTTTTTTACCACCCTGAAGAACTATAAAATTCACTTTCCGTTCTTCATCATCAACCTTTTTCGGTTGGATATCTGGGATTGCTTCTACCCTAAATCCCATATTCCGTAACCCTTTTGGGAGACCTTTTAAAATATTACGTGCCTTTGTTTCATTAAATAAATCACGTTTTGCTTCTGAGCAACTAATTGCTGTACCGTTATCATCCAGACAGATATAGCAATTTCGATTATTCTTTATCACATAATCCATAATGAAATTTTCCTTTCTTCTATATTTGATAATGTGCCATGGCGGACTTGAACCACCGACACCAACCGTACCGAAGTGTTCTACCAACTGAACTAATGGCACTACCCAGTAAAGAAAAATGTAAAACGTTCTGATCTACAACACTTGGGTTTCAATATGTAAATCAAAATTTTACAAAATCTGTGCTCAATGCTGTGCACTGACATCGAACAAATAATCTGACGAGGCTTCTTATTAACGTGGCAAATTATTCCTATTTATATATGCTGCCTTAACATATACTTTCGGCAGGTTAGTGGATCGTGTCCGACTTGAACGGACGACTGTTCGCTTATGAGGCGAATACTCTAACCTTCTGAGTTAACGATCCATATGCACCATACGGGGTTCGAACCCGTGACACCCAGATTAAAAGTCTGGTGCTCTACCTACTGAGCTAATGGTGCATAACGGGGCTAGTGGGATTCGAACCCACGCACTACCATCTCTGATAGTTAATGCAGCAGTCAAAGTGCTGTGTCTTACCGCTTGACGATAGCCCTATAAATTTATTCTCTATATTAAGTTGTATAATCCTTGAATTTCTTAGCAGACTTGCCCGAATTTTCCAGATGAAACCTGACTTTGATCAGTTGACATTTATTGGAAAAATATGTACAATATAATATAGTAGTGTGCAAGCACTGCTCTTTGGAGTATTCTCCGAAGTTGTTATGTAGTGCAGTCTAGTAGAAAGGTGCGCCAACACCGGTTGAATCGCTAGGCTGCATTTTTTATTTTGTTTGGAACAATTATGATTCTACACCCGAACACCTGTTCTGTCAATATAAAAATCGAACGTTTGTTTGTTTTTCTGTTCGGTATTATTATTTTATTTATCTATGAGTCCTATTTTCAGGACTCATTAGTTGGTAGTCGCAAGAGTAAAACGTCATGCATAATACCTTTTCTAGTAATATTCTCAGGTGATTGAACCATGGAAAATAACTGCATATGAGGTACATATGAATCATTGTTCATAATGATCGTCTTTGACTTCTCAACCAAAATGCATACACTCTCAGGAGTAGTTACTTTATGAGATTCCAAATTCCTATCAAAATCAAATGTATAGATAGTAATATTACATTCAGCTCCACTTTCTTTTAATCTTTGTAAAATAGCAATGGCTTCATCGTAGCTCTCTACTTTATAAGTCTCAGTATTCATAATACTACCCTCCCTTAAATACACATACTAACTTTAAGCGCATTTAATACTCTGTTGTTATCGTATTCACTGATTTTCCCACCCTATCTTTTATTCTCTTTTTGTCGATAGTTCTAAGCTGCTCTAATTCAATTGTAGAGTCAACTTCAAGACCATTCTCTTCGCTACTCTTTAGCAACACATGCGTAGGAAGGGATGGCTTCTCTTTAGAAGTCAGAATAGCAACAATAGTTGTAGGGCTATATTTATTGCCAACGTCATTTTGAATGATAAGCACAGGACGGATTCCTCCCTGTTCAGATCCTACAACTGGTCTCAAATCTGCGTAATAGATTTCTCCTCTTTTCATGTCGTAGTCACCTCTCCTTTCCTAGTATGTAAATCCTACGCATTTATCTTCGTGTCTTCCTTTGATAGTTCACATTATATATGGTTTATATAAGGTTGTCAATAGGTTTATATTATTTTTTTCAAAAAGTTGACATAAGGTTTATATTAGCCATATAATAACCATAAGGTAATCAAGGAGGGTACTATATGGCACACGGTCAAATTGCAAAAGACAAAACTACTATTTCTCTTGTAATTCCTAAAGATTTAAAGGAAAGACTTTTTGAAATCGCTACAAAAGAAAACAGATCCGCTAGTTCACTTATGGTAGCATTGTTCGATAATTATGTATCTATTTATGAAGATAAAAAATTGTTATCAGAATATAATAATCTTTCTTATAAAGCAAAAGAAGATGACTCGAAATAGATATTTTATTCTATATCTACTCCACCGCCTTTCACGATTCTTTCAATTTCATAATCTCCTTCTACACAATATTTTTCAAACAAATAATCTTCCAACTGCTTCACAACATTGTTTGGGTCATAGGCGGTCGGCTGTTGGTCAGTTACAAACACAATGGCATCACCTACGGCACAATATGTTTCATAATCCTGTTCTCTTAACCAACTAATATTTTCAATTAAAGATTCACATAGTTTATCAGCATCAATCGGTCTTCCCATCGTTCACTCTCCTGTTCCATTGCTCTATTGCCTCTTCCTCTGATTCTTGTCCTCCTATTTCAGCAAAACAGTTATTACATTGTACCCAGTGCCAACTGTTTCCCGTTAAACGTAGATTCTTACTGCCACAGAACGGACACGGTTTAAGTTCTTTGCTCATTCTTCACCCCCCCAATCAATACAATTTCTGACCACATCCGCAATATCCTGGATAAGGCATTAGGTTATGACACTTTGGGCAGAAGTATTTTCCCTCGATAATCTCTCTTGAAATCGCCGTATGCTTTTCCACGGATTCACGACATTCCTCTACCGTACCTATCTGGCGGTACTGCTGCACCTCTTCCAGAGCCTTGATTGCCGTATCATACGCATTATTCAGATTGTCTACCTCCTGCACAATATCGCATTTTGCGCAGTCTCTATTGCAATCACGATTTATGCATTCTTTTTCGATCAGCATTAAACTTTTTGCTTCATTCTCCGTCATGGCTACTCCTCCAACAGCTCCGGATTATCAAATTTGTTGCCGATAACTTCGTCACAGTCTAAATTCCATCTCATGGCTCCTGAATATGAAAACATAGGCGGGTCATATTTAATAACATCAATTTTTGTTTTTCCATTCCATTGATACTTACAAATATCATTCTCCCAAATCAGCTTGCCGTTCTTGTCCTTCAGTCCGGTGCACTGGCAGATTGTGGATGGTGCTACCTCAAATGCCACAAACTGCAAACACCCTTCTTCTCCGACCTTATCACTCTCATTTACCGAGTTACCAACTGCATGAATAAATACTTGTCCTGTTACACCATCATCAATACGATTTCCAATTACCCATTCCCCGTTATCAATCCGCTTTCCACGGAATAAATATCTATCCTGCATCGTTATTCCTCGCTTTCTTTCTGCAACCATTTCTTAATGTTACTTTTACAACTCGACTCACACCTACTATGCCTACAGTCAATATGGTCTGAAAGATACACAACGCAATGTTGGCTTACTACTGACAACATTTCTGCCAGTTCTTCATCAGTCATGTTCCTGATCCGGTCTGCGTTGGTCATAGGTGCGTAGTGCTCGCAGTCTCTTTCTATGTCCTCATGCGGACAGTCGTTGATTTTCTCGCACCATGAGTACGCATCAAACCCATTATCTTTTGTTTCTAAACGCTTGCAATTCTTACATTTCGCCATAATCTACCTCTCTTCTGTAAAAACTTTGAAAATTTCTGAATCTATTTCCCAGTTTTTACAATTTTTTGTGCTGTCTTTAATAGCCAGTTCCTTCACATCAAATTGAGAGCATATCTCCGATTTGGTAACAGCATTAGTGCATCGATTTAATTTCATGTACTTGCAATTCAGACACATCTTTTTAATCTGATATTTCTGAAATGCTGCTTGCCCTAACTTACAGGAACATCCTGCATCATTATCTGTCGTATATACGGATCCGCAATTGCGCCCATCGTAATCTATACCACTATAAGTAGTGACATTTATTACATTCCTTGTTTTTCCGCAAAATTTACATGTTCTTTCTTCTCTCTTCATTCCTCACCTTCCATTTCTTTCAGCTTGGCTTTTGCTTCTTTTTTTGTGAGGAATACTGTTTTACCAAATTCCATTACATCAATTTGGCCAGATAAAGTCTTATCGTTTGATTCATAATCGCAATACAGTATAATTTCTCCATCTTCAAAACAATCCAAATGGAAGTCTTTAACTGTAAACTCGTCTATATCTTTTCCAAATCCTGCAAAATCAAGGAAAATTTTATCTCCCACCTTGCACGGAAACCGCAGTAGGAATCCCTGTTCCTCGGCATCCTCATAATCAGCTAATTTTTCAGTAGGACTACCATTTCCATAATCAGGCAATCTCCAAATTTCCTCTCCACATCTTTCACACTCAAATGGATGTTTATATACCGCCACTCCTGCTATATTTCTAGTTGTCAACCTCTCCATATTTTCTCCTTTCTGTTACACAATTTTTTCGATATTTCAGTTTAGATGTTCATAACACCAGACTTCCATCCTGCTTTTTTAGCCTCTTCTGAAAGAATCTCATTTTCTTCAGCTATAGCCATTTTTCTTTGTTGTTTTTCTAAACAATATATTGATAAAATTTCATCCACCAACTCATTAATACTACATAGCATATCTCCGTCAACCTCTTCGGTTCGTTCTGCATCATTTAAAATATTTTTTATATCTTCTGCACATTCATGTATTTTTCTCATACAAATGCCTCCACTAAATCTTAATATTTCAGTTTACCTTAACCAGCATATCAGCCTTAATCAAATCATATATAATATCTAGTGAATCTCTATG